TCGTAAGTTCATGAACACGCTTCATGAACTCCTTATTACGACTCACCTTGGGATCCGCTTTGATAATACGGAGTAAAGCAGATGTTGGTATCTTGGGGCTATTTCCCTTTGGTTTGGGTGTGGACTTTAATTTTTTACGCGCACTCTGAATCTGTTTCACAGATGGCATTATACTTTAGGTGAATATTTAAATTTGTCAAAGAAGTGAGTGCTCACTCTGAAATTGTGGTACATAAGCATACACACAGCGTCAGCTATATCATGCTTTCTCTCGTAAGGGATGTCAATTTCTGTGTATTTCTCCGCAAGACTGACAGTCCTCTCCTTTCTCTGGTCATAGTTTAGATGTCTCATACCGAAATGTGTATGCATGCTCACAGGTGAAATCAAAATCACTTTATCTTTGAACATGTAATGTAGAAGTATCTCAATATTCGTAAAACCACCAGGTGGTTGTCTCTCTATTAGAATCGTATCAGCTCCATCAAATATTTCACGATGATCCTCTACAAATAAAGGAACTAGGTCAACCATGTCATTTGTTTTGATGTACTTGTAATCTTCCAGACTCACCTTCTTGATGTAGTCAATTTTGATTTGAGGACCCTTACCACATTCAGCTACGACGAGACCCATATTGTGGTAGCCAATATCTATGGCCAATACCTTCATGTCTTTATCTGAAAGATTTTCCTTAAGTATAGTATATGAAGAACAAGACAAAGACTCAGCTTCTCTGGGGTGCCCTAGTCGTACTTGTACTTGTCGTACTTTACATGTACCAAAATCCTAAAGTGGTTGAAGTTCCGGTAGGAGTTCCAGTCATGCCCGTACCACCCAGACCCATGGTGTCCCAAGAGAGGCCTCGTAGCCCAGAATTTAGAGAGCCTCCCATCAAGCAGTACAAACCTGGTCACATGCAGCAGATGGGTGTCCTCATTGGTGAAGGTGATGAGACCCTACCCCTCTACGGTAAAGAGGTGAGGGGTCGTCGTGATCGTTACCACTATTATACGACTACTGGAGGTGAAAACTTGTACCCACTTCCTGTGAGTCATGATTCTCGTGACTGCATGGATGACATCGGGTGCCAAGAGTTATATGGAAATGAATCAGTCTCGGTGACTGGCAAAACTGGTTCATTCAATGTAAACTTATACAGAACAGACGATTTTTTCTAATCGCGTGTAAATCTATGTCCAAGATCGGTTCCTACCATAATCGTGGAGAAAACACTAGAAATGCAACATACGAGCATAGCCACCATCATTGGTGGACTTTTAATAGGTATTTGTGTAGTAGCCATAAACATCATAGCACAACATAAACACGAACATATTAAAGAAACTAACGACGAATCATCAAGATCCTTATTTTTATCAAAAGCAGTGACTGGTGAAGTAAAAATGCTTAGACTCGCACCCATATTTTATTATACTTCAACAAAAATTATTTCGTAGAGACATTACAATATCCACTTCCCTACCCTGTAACCCCGGATTTCTTGTGAATTTTCTCTTCATTCTCAAGAGTTTCAAAATAGTTTCATCGTCCAAGTCCTTAAAAAAATCTACGAGTTCTTCCATATCTCTCAGACCCATATCTTCTTTCTTTGCCTGAACATATGGCCATGTTTGTTCTCTAAGTGTTGCAACTTCCTTCTCAAGCTGTCTAATGCGCGGAAGAAGTACTTTTGTGATTACCGCTCCAGCTTCCATGTGTTAACATTGATTTATAACTTTAAGACATGAAACGTTAAAATAGTAATGATAAGGTCCCTCCTTGCTAGACCCACCGTGAGATGCAAAGCTCAACACAGTGACGAGTTTCATCGTAAACTCAAAATAACTGAAATTAGACGTGTAGCTCTCCAACAGATGTATGAAGCTCCAACACTCCGCGAACCGGAGAAACTTACAACGAGACAAATGCGTTTAAAATTGATTCTTCACGAAGCTCTTGACATTGCCCACGCCATCTGTGAACACCGTGATGCAAACACAGAAGAATGTATGTTAGCTTGGGAAATTGTTGATGAAATTGATGATGCCGCGACTAGGGCTGGTGTCAGATACCAATAATTTCCTTGATGTATATTAAATGGATCTCAAAGAGAAAGTAAAGAAGATGGGTCTCAGGGTAACCAAAGATGTTAAGGGTAAGAGGGTAAAATTGACGAAGAAGGAACTCCAAGCTAAACTCGATAAGAAGAAGAGAAGTGGTTCTGGGCCAACCCTTGAAAATCAAGCTAGAGACGCAAAGAAGTTCATCAAGGTGTGTAAGATGGTTCTCAAAGAGGCTGAACCTAACGTTCCACGCGCACCCAGACCATCTAGAGCCGCCGATGCCCCTCCACCTCCTCCCCCACCACCTATGCGTGCGCCTCCACCACCAAAACCAGTCATCAACAATGCACGCGCAAGACTTATGGCCAATCTTAGAGCCGACCTCAAAAGAAGAGGACTTGCCACCTAAGTCCCATAATGTAATTACGTATTTCAAGTAACAAAATGTCTCTCAACATCGAAAAGAAGCAGTTCCTCAAGAATATCAGTGGGGGTCTCCACGTTCTCATGACTTGTTCTTACAAAGCTGATGAGATCGGTGCCAAACCAGAATGCCCTGTTGAAGAGTTTATCAAGGATAGGCTCATCACACGTAACATGAGTGTCCCTAACGTTTCTCGATATTGGTTTTCAGAAGCAAAGTTTGATACGATGGTGGACATCGCGCGTGATGAAGATCTCATCAAACTTCTCAAGTATTTTGATGACATTGACATGTACATGAAGCGTGTCTACCACGAGGCGCAGCCATCTAACAGTTCAATGAGTGATAAAGATTTTAAGTTTGCATCACTCATTCATACTGGGGAGTTGGTAACTTTTGAAGATCTACTTAATCACGAGTGATTTCCATACGGTTGAAGGGTGTGCATCTCACAGTGGTTGAAGTACCACGTGACGAGTTAAGGAGTACCTCTGTATCATCTTCGTTATAAGCCCTCACATCAAAACCATCAATAACACGGACTGACTTAAAGTCATCTGTCACTGTTGTTTCCTGATCAGTGTGTTTGTGTTCTCCCATGTAGTCACACTCTTTGTAGTAGTGAACACCTGGGGCACTTGGATCTATGGGTGGAGGTTTGTTTTCTTCTTCTTTTATCCCTAGATCTTTCTTGTATTTGAATAAAAGGTAAAATATCAAAAATACGATTGGAATGATGATTAGACCAAGCATCTATTATTAGTTTACAAATTTAATTCCAAACCTCTTTGACATAAACTTTTTGACACCTTCAAAGTCTGGATAACTCCAGAGATACCATCGTGACCAGAATCCCGCGCCGTCAATACCACTGATTTTCCAATCCTCCTTGTCACTGGAATTGACATCAAGCATCATTGTTTGAATTTTCTTTGGATCTCTCTCAGCAATAATACGTTTAGGAACTCTTCCACCGTGCCTAAGAACATAGGAACGCATTCGTGAAGGTGTTTTATGTTTTGTGTAGTCTGAGTACCCACTGGCCCCAAAGTCAACAGTTCTTCCATCTTCAAGTGTGGCCCTGAATTTCTTTTTGCGATCAGGACTTCTTGTGATTTTGACCTGCATGTTACTATTTTAAAATATTTTAAATTATAAATGGTATTTGATCAGTCAAAAAGACAATTCATAACAAAGATAGCCCCGGGAATATGTGCGTTATTTTCGAATACTAGGGAGTCAAATCGGGTGGGGAGAGAACCATCTAGTGATATAGAATGTTTTATTAAGAAAAACATACTTATTCATACAGATGAAGATACGTATCATTTTTCAGTTGGAAAGTTTGGATTGTGTCTTAAGATGTTAGGAGAAGATGATATACACACATTACTCACGTTCTTTGACTCTATAAATATAACAATTCAAGATGTATTTAGAGAGGCAGATATAAATGCTCTTTATTTAACTGAAGATGAACTCAGAATAAAAACACTTATTGATAATGGAGATATAGAAACTTTTAGAGATTTTATGTACTATTAATTACTTACGGCACGCGCCACAGTATCCCTCCTTCTTCGCTTCTGGGAAGAAGAAGAGACGCTCATCACCGCGCTTGAGGCGGTAGAGGTGATCGTACATGTGGAGCAGACCAATCGCGAGAGCCACAACGGACACAGCAGCGCGGTTCACCTTACGGACGGTCCAGGCATAGGCCAAGAGGAGACCGATGAGGGTGAGCTGGACGATGGTGAACTTGGGGAGCGCTGGCATCACAAAACGATGCTCAACAGTCTTAACTTCGTTGGTAGGTTCAGGGGTGTACTTTTCCATTCGCTTTCCGCCGTAACCGGGCATTTTTATTTTATACAAAGAAATTAATGTGGCCCATCCTGGTGTTGCCTCTGGTCCTCGTACTCCACGATTATTTAAAGTCACCTATAGATAGGTTGTACTTTCAAACACCAATGAGACCCCTCGTGGGTATGAGGAACACCCTGATAGATCTCATAGACTGGTGTTCTGAATATCGCACAAAAGATTACCCGGGATTATGGCTCATAAAACTACATTACGAAAAGATTAGGGAAGAGTTTCAAGAAGTTTCAAAGACTGCCAAGAAACATCTCTTCCACGAACTTGATCCATGGTTTGACGAGAATTCAAATTATTACTATTACAAGGTGGAAGACTTTCCTGTATTAAATGGTCTCATCAAACAAATACCATGTATCTGTCACGATACAGCCATGTTTGCTGTCATGGATGGACCCATGTCTATAGCACCACATCGTGCTGAAACAAACCTATGGCTTCGGTATCATCTCACTATAGAGAGTGGTGGTGATTGCACACTCTATACCGAGAAGGGGTCACATAAACATAGAGAAGGTGAAGACTTTTTGTTTGATCATGCAAGAATACACAGTGTTGACAAACAGGGGATACAAAAAAGAGTTGTTCTCATCTTAGATATCAAGAGATTCTAGATGTTTACGGCATACGGCGATATACATATCACTTCCACCAATCAACTCAAGTTCTTTATTATCTACGATTCTCTTTGTAAATGGACCAGAATTTCCGTTATTACAACGCATACATAAGGCTGAAAGCTTTGTAACTTCACAAGCCATCGGAATACAGTCAAGAATTTCTCCCCATTTTCTTTGAAATGAATCAGCGTCTAAACCCGCGACGATTACATCCTTTTTTTCAAAAAGGCAATAGTCTACAAACTTTTTAAGACGTGGGTAAAACTGGGCTTCGTCAATGGCGATAATATCAGCCATTTCAAAGTCATGTGTATGCACTATATCAAATAGGTCATACACTTTATGACAATTAAATTTGACATTATCATGGGTTTTCAAAACTTCATCGGGAGACCTAGTATCTTTGGCTGAATTAACAACGAGAATATTCTTGCCAATGACTTTCAGACGCTTAAGTCGTCTGATAAGTTCAGAAGTTTTACCTGAAAACATATTTCCCATAATAATCGAAAGACCCATTTCCGCTGATTATTATAATATTGTATTTTTTATATGGGTGAAATTCACAAGGCTTTTTTCAATGGTCACAGGGGGTACTACAACCCAAAGACGGGTCGCGTGAAGTTTGGATCTAAAGTGTATCCAAGTATTGAGGTGGCTGTAAAATATCTCAGGGAAAAGTAAGATGACCCTCACAGATCAGGAGATATCTAAGAAGGTTCGTGAGTTGCGTAGAACTGAGGGTAAGATCTACGCTCCACTCAAGTACTTTCGGGGTCTCAGAACTTTGAAAGCCGTGGAGACACGCTACAAGAAGATGCTCAAGAAGGACTACAAAGATTTCAAGACTGATGAAGGTGTGAAGACCCGCACCTCTTCATACACCCAAAAGTTTAGAAAGAAGTATGGGTCGGAAGTGAAGTCACTTCCAGAGATAGCCAAGGCTACAAAGATACCTCTCAAAACTCTTCAAACAATTTACAATAGAGGACTTGCTGCGTGGAGAACTGGGCATCGTCCAGGAGCTTCTCCACAAGCATGGGGGTACGCGAGAGTTCATAGTTTTGTAATGAAGGGTAAGACATATTACACAGCGGATGCGGATTTGCGTAAAATGGTTTCTAGTACGTAATTTACCACAACTTCGTTCAATAAATCCTCCAAATCCAATTTATATTTTCGGTCATCCTTTTTCTTGGGATTATCTGTGGCAATTTTTCTGGTTGGACCCTCTTGAAATTTCTCTGGATTTGGATAGTCACTCGAAAGAGTGCACAATATGTACAACTTTGGTTTGTGCTCAAAAGTCCATTCATCTTGGTTCCATCGTTCACGAACCGTGGTTTTACAGCTTATCACAGTATAATCTTTTATATGTTTTCCTTTTATCAAATCTATTGAATCAGCACCAACTAGTATATCAAGCGTGTGAGCATGATTTTCAACGGTAGTTCCCGTCCCTATTATGATTCCAGTTTTGTTTATAGCTACCTGTGAAACAAATGGTATACCATTTACACGTAACTGGTTTTCAATTACAGATTCAAAACACTTTCCGTATTTAGATTTTCCACTTTGAAAAATACTCACAGACGTATTGAAGAGATCTAAAAGTTCTTGATCCAATAAATT